ATTAGTCTTTTATTAGCATTGAGGATTTATCTCAAAAAATTTGTTATAAAATTTTCTAAAAAAATATCATCACATAAAAATTCATCCAAATTTATTTTTGAGAGCATTCTCATCACAATCACTTTTTTATTGGTTCTTTTTCAAAACTTTATTTAGGTTTTTATTTTTGGACATTTTTAAAAATGTCCATTTTTCAAAACCCCCTGGACTTTTTTTTTGATTTTTACAAAAGTTTAAAATATTAAAATGTCTTGTTTTTAGTGTTTCATATTTTAGAATTATTAATTAAAAATGACACCATATACGCAATGGAGATTTTCAGCGACTTTTATGTTTCATTTTGTTACATTTTGTTACAAAATCACTTTATCGTAAGAATTTTAATTTTGAAAATATTTATTTTACACGCAAACCAATCATAAATTTAATGATGGAGATTTTTGGAGATTTTTGGCGACAAATTTGTTACATTTTGTTTCAAAAAGTGTAACATAAAAAATCTCCCAAATTATTTTCCTAAAAAATTTATCATAACAACTTTTTTAACTCAAATTTATTTTTGAGAGCATTATCGTCACAATCACTTTTTTAATGGTTCTTTTTCAAAACTTTATTCAGGTTTTCATTTTTGGACATTTTTAAAAATGTCCATTTTTCAAAACCCCCTGGACTTTTTTTTTGATTTTTGCAAAAGTTTAGAATTTTATATTATCTTGTAAAAAAATAAATTAGTATCCAATATTTTATTATCATTTATCGTAATAATAATAAATTTTTTTTACTTAGTTAGAATATAGAATGGCGTTTTTTATGTAGCATTTTTATAGCATTTTGTAGCATTTTGCAATTATCGTCTAAAAAACTTATATATAATTAAATTATTTACAGCATTTAAAGTCAGTCAATTGAATGACGGAGTTTTCGGCGTTTTTTCTGGCGTTTTATGCTATATGAATGCTATATAAAAAACGCCAAATAGTTATTTTCAGCGACTTTTTGTTTCAAAATCGCTATATCATAAGAAAAAAATTTTTAAAGTAATGTTTTACACACAATATAATAACGAAATTAATGACTAATTCATTATAACAACTGAGACCGCCTTTGGGTCAACATCTTTTTTTAGTTTACCGTAAAAAATATAGAACGAAAAAAAAATTGAAATAGGTTCAATCCGTATACAGTCTGTACACCTTAAAGTATCAAATATTTTGAAAATATGAATATTAGTGTATATCGCTCCAATAAGTGTTCTTATTGTAACTTACCAGGGCACAACTTGCGTTCATGTCAAGCGGATGGTGCAGCACTCGTTCGTCAATCTCGTGAAACTCCTGAACAACGTGAAAAAAAAATAGAACAAGAGAGACTACGCGCTGAAAAAAATAGAGTGGCTGAAATTGAGAGACAAGCTGCGATTGAGAGAGAGAGACAAGCTACTATTGAGAGTATTATTGAGAGTATTCTTGATGTTCGAAGACGGCCTGAAGAATTTCAAACATTAACAGATGAACAAAAAAATTGGACATTTAAACAAATACAAAGACGTATGAAAATAGAAATTCAGAGAAATCGAGAACGCGTAGCTGAATTTGACGAAATTATACGAATCGAAAATCAAAGACGAGAGTTGTACAATACGACAATAATAAATTTCAAAAATGAAATCAATAATTTAAAGGCAATCGCACTAAATTTAATAAGTAATGAAAGCATTTTCAATAAATTGAATATAACTGTAAAAAAAAATGAGGCAACCATGGATGCGGACTCTTTACTTAAACCTGTCGAATGTGGGATTTGCTATCAAACATATGAAAATAACCAGTTCATTGGGTTAAATTGCAATCATGAATTTTGTAAGCAATGTATTATAACTTGTTTACGTAAAGAAAAAAAACAAAGGGCGTGTTGTGCGATGTGTAGAAGTAATATTAACACCATGATGTACAAAGGCGATGTCTTCTAAAAACTTGTATTTAATACTTAACCAAAATAAAAATTGAGACCGCCTTTGGGTCAATATATTTTTTACTGAGAATAAACTAACAAATTGTATTAAGTATTTCAACATTTTTGTCGTTAAGTATATAAATTAATCAGTATTTTTAACTATTTCCAACATTGTAGATGTGTATTGATTATCCCAAGTTTTAAATTGTTCTATTAATTCTTTTTTTTCTTCAATATTTCTCAAAACATCAAAATCATGTTTATTATCCTTATTAAGTGAACAACACATATTTGCTGTATATTTAATAACTCTTTGATATTCTTCGTGTGTTCTTTCATTTGGTTCATATTCTTGACATTTTGCTAAACAATCATTTTGCAAATCCGAGTAATATTTAAAACTGGTATATTTACACTTTGCTAATTCATAATGAGGAATAAGTAATTGTAAATCTTTAATTTCTGCTTCTAATTTGTTGGTAATTTTTTTTAAAGTCAAATTAGACATCTTTTTTTCATTATAGTTTAAGGCGATTCCGTTGTTTTCCATTCTGTTTATAAATTAATAAATATATTTTTAAATCAATTTTAAGTTAATTATAAAACTTTTTTGACTATTGTTTTTATAACAATACGATGAATGAAATTGAAATAAATGATATACGCGACCAGAAAGAATTTAAAGGAATTACCTTTTCTGAATTTAAAAAAGTAGATGTTAAAAAAGAACTCAATAAAAATTTATATAATGCAAAAATAGAACCTGCTTGTTATTGGAGCGCTGAATTAATATGCGCTGGGCATTATGCGGATTTATGGGATGCAATCATTGGATTTTATACTAAACATATTCATATAGGAAATCCTAAATTAATAACTTATTTAGAATTAAGAATCAATAATTTTAAAGAAATCGTTTCTGGTGGATATAGAGACCAAGAACTACGATTAAGAAATAATGAAAAAATGAGAAAATTATTTTGCGAAGTAATATGTGTTTTATGTGAAGCAAAAAAGAAACACTGTTATACTGATGTAAAAGTTAAAAAAGAAGATTTTGATTTGACACAAATGACCGAGCGATTTAAAGCCCCAAATGTAAAATATGCCGAAGAAATCTTTTTAAAAGATGACCCAAAAGAATTATTTATTGCCGTGAATGAATTTGCACATAATCTTACCGAGGAAGGAAAAAATAGTGTTAGTGCGTGTTATTGGATGGAATGGATTATGGAATTTGAAACTATATGCAAACAAAAAAAGGAAAAATTTAAATGTGAGCGAAGAGAGTTTGCAATTGTGGAACCTAAGTCTCAAATGGATATTATTTGGATTATTTGGGATGTGTTTTTAGCTGAAGCAAAAAAAAGAAGTACTCTTATTCAAAGGATAGTAAATAGTGCCTTACATATATTTTGTTTACGATATAAAACAGGATGTCATAAAAAACGAAGATTATTAATGTATTTTGTTATCGAAGTGTTTACAGAACCATTTTCTATTGATGAAGAAATAGTGAAAGATAAAAATAAAATAATTGTGATTACTCAAAATATCAATAAAATTTATAAGCAAATTAAAAAAAACGAACATTCCCCTGGTACCGATTACCTTTATAACAATGTTAAGGCGACTAACTTGGAAAAAACGATTGCGAAACTTGAAACAATGAATAATTTAGGTGATAACTTTATTCCTCGAGTAGATTAAAATATAGTTATAATATATAATGAAAACCCGAAGTCAAACTAACAAAGGTGGTAAAAAAACTCGCCGTGTAAATAGTTCACCAACTAACAAATATACTCAACAACAAATTGTTATAATGTTTTTACAAATGTTAAATACAGTAAAGTTATACCATTGGAAAACATCTAGTTACGCTCAACATAAAGCAACCGACGAATTATATACTAATCTAAACGCAAATGTTGACACGTTTGTTGAGACGATGTTAGGTAAAACAGGAGGACGTGTAAATTTAACAGGACAAAAAACATTACGATTATTAGATTACACAAATCTTGGAGATTTTAAAAAGGAGGTGGATAAATATAAACAATTTTTGATTGAAATGAATAAAGATGCGGGACTAAATATAACTAACAACAGTGATTTGTTAAATATTAGGGATGAGATTTTAGGTAACTTGAACCAATTTACTTATTTATTGACTTTTAAGTAATAAATTTAATATAGTAAAAATTAATATGTATTTTTAATATAATGAGCACACAAGAATATATTAGATCTATTACAGAAGCTATACCAGACGATTTTCCAACTTTAACTCCATTACCTGAAGTTAGTTCTCCTTCACCTAGTGGTTTTTTTTTTGCTAACATCACATGGCAAACGTGGGTAATTATTATTTTAATTTTAGCGTTGCTTGGTATTAATATTTTTGCCTATTTAGCAAAAGGGACGCAAGAAACCGCTTTACTATTTCAGAAAATAGTTGGTCCTATTTTAAAAGTATTTGGATTTGAAACCTTAGAAACAACTAAACAAACAATAGAGACAACTGCTACAGGCACTAAAGCTGGTGTAGATATTATATCAGGGGCGGTTACTGGAACCATTAACCAAATCGAACAAACCGCAAAAAATGGGTCTGCAACTGCAACTATTGGTAATATACCACAAGGACAACAAGCATCTACCACACTTCCAGTCCAAAATAAAATTCAAGAAACTGGTGGAAATATAGATCAGTGGCAACAAAATTCGCTAGAAAAGGCATTAGATAATGCAAAACAAAGCGCGGATCAGGTTTTACCAGACGACTCAAAAAGTTCTATTCAATCCATTGGTAAAGCAGGTTGGTGCTATATTGGAACAGACCACGGAATAAGAACGTGTGCTGAAATAGGTGTAAATGATGGTTGTATGAGCGGAGATGTATTTCCAAATCAGTCCATTTGTGTGAACCCTAATTTGAGAGTATAAACCGAAATAAATTAAATTAAATTACATTTTAATAATATAAAGAATTTTTATATTATTTAATTATGTTGAATCAAATTCAAAATAATAAAATATTTATTCAAATTCCATCTTATAGAGATACAGAGTTAATACCAACTATTAGGAAGTCAAATATTATCATTTATTATACCATCTATAAAAACACCACCATTTTTATATAAATAATAATGCCTAAACAATTTTGCTTTATTATGATGAGACTGTTCCATTTACCCATTGCATATACCCACCCAATGTTGGTGAATTTGTACCAAATATTGCATTATAAAAATTTAAAGCACCTTCATCTGTGGGATAGTTTATGGTAATCCATCCAGACGAAGATTCTACAAATGTTTCAGTATTAGACGATGATTGATAGTAATATAAATTGGGATAACTACTACTACCATTGATATTTGTACCTGGTCCATTATATAAATTAGAAAAATTGATACCAGGAAGTAACATATTAAGTCCATATGTTTGATAATTAGGATTTTCTGCTATATAATTTACAAAACCATTAGTACCATAATTTTCATTCCATAAAATATTATAATTAGCACAGTATTCATTTGTTGTCCCTATATTTTGAGTATATAATTGATTTTGTAAATAATCATAACTGTTACTCATATAAATTGTAGAAATATCTGATACTGTTGTAGAACTATAATTAGAACAACTATGAGCAACACTAACAATTATTATGCATTCATAACCATAAAATTCTGAATTTTTATTATTTTTAATGTAATTAAATAGATTTATAAAATCTTGACCAGAAGAGGTTCCAGTTTCAATATCAAAAAATAAACTATTATATTGATTTGTTAACTTACCACTTCCTGTCCCTGTGAGTGTATTGCCTGTTCCTGTTTCAGTATATGTAAAACTTTTACCATTCTTAGTAACAGCTTCGTAAATTGAATAAATTGCACCTGATGAACCTGTATCCCATTCACCATTATCATTTCCACCTCCAAATGATAAACTAATTAAATATGGGTTTTCATTACCATTAAAATAAGATACAGCATTGTTATACAATGTGCCTGAATTATTAATGGCATCATTACAATTGGAATAACCAGTAAATAAAATAACACAATTCATTCCTTCTGGAATATTGTTTGAATATGTATATGTTTGTGTAGTGTCTATCGCATATGATTCGCTGCTTGTAGTTTGATTTTGTGAAATATACTTTAAATATGTAACTTGATTATCCGATTGAAAATTACTTACCCAATAACAATATGCCGATATTTCTGTATTTCCATTTGTCCAAGGGTAACTTGTTGTTGGTGTAGAAGTTTCGGCATCATCGTCAGGTGTAGTAGTTTCACCAAATAAAAAATTACTACAAGGAACTGACGAACCATTACAAGTACCTTGACAATAGCGTTTTAGCTGAGTATAATATCCTTTTTTCATATAAAATAATTAAATATAATAATATTACTAAAAAAAGTTTATAAAATTATCATACATATTCTTATTCACCGAAATGTGTAAATCTTCCTATATATCTATAATTTTGATAAAAATATAAAAAATAGATAGGGGTGCGGTTTTAAATCTTCAAGGGTGTAAATGTCCAAAGATGTGAAAAAGATGATGTATTCTATACAGTAACAACGTTAGATGGGTCGCTTATTATATTGACTGTTTTATTTTCAGCAATAATATAGTATTCATATTTTTCACCAACATTAATAACTAATTCAACATTAAATATAGTTCCAGGAACAATATTAATTAATGTTCCATTCTCATAAATGTTAAAATTAGTTGCTGGTAAACAAGTTTCAACCAATGTCCATGTTAAAGTAACTATATTATTTTGTAATATAGCAGATATAATTACTGGTGGATAAATTATTATAGAACTTGATAATACAGCATTCACAGGCCATTTATTAGTGCTATTAGACATTGTTAGTCTTTGACGAGGATACCACGTTGGTGTCCCATCATTCCAACATAGTTCTTGAATTGGACCAGGAACATTAGAGTCAGTTGTTG